GGGATCGGGACGACTGCGCCTGCTACACCTTTAACGGTAGCGGGAAATTTCTTAGTACGAACAACCACAGTAGATTCTTATGAGAACAGATTTCAAGTTGTTGTAGGCGGAGCTGCAGATGCAGCAAACGTTTATATTTATGATGGAGGTGCTGCGGTTAAAGTAAGATTAAACGCGGCTGGTGATTCATATTTTACTGGCGGCAACGTTGGGATTGGGACGACTTCGCTTTCAGAAAAGCTTCATGTTAGTGGTGGTAATGTTAGAATTGATTCTGTTAATAATGCAAATCATTTAATAATTCAAAACAATGCAACTGCAACTAGCGGTACTTTTGAAGAAAGAATAAAATTTTTAGGATGGAATAATAATGACAACGCTGCTATTATTGGTATAGGTAATGCATATTTTGGTTCCCCTGTTAACGCTTTGGCTTTTCAAGTTTCTGCGGTAGAGGCAATGAGAATTATACATGGAGGAAACGTAGGAATAGGAGTAACTCAGCCTAGTTACAATTTAGAAATAGGAGGTTCATCAAATCCAAAAATAGCAATAGTATCTAATATTAATAGTGCAACATCCTCATTGTACTTTGGTGATTCGGACTCTAAGGACAGAGGACAAATTCAGTACACTCACTTTGGTGATTTTATGGAAATAAAAACGGGTGGCGGTACAAGATTATATTTAGAGTCTGGAATAAACACAGCTTATACACCTGATGGATTATTTAATGCTAATGCTACACCTAGTTATTGGAATCATGGACAGGCTCAGTTTAAATTAGGCTACATGGATAATGGTAGTGGATTATATTCAGGTGCTTACTGTTTTAATGTAAAGTCAACAGATGGTATTCCAGTTACTGGAAGAGAAATTGGTGCAGTGTATATTAGGGATACTAGTAATAATAGAATGCCTTTAATAATTAGTAATCAAGGTAGAATTAATATAAATCAAACAAACACTAGTTATGGCTTTGGATCAAGTACAGGTTGGCTTACCATAGCAAATGGCACTAGTTCTTATAATTTCTTTAATGCTTATACAGGCACAGATGGAGCATCTGGATGTTCTAGATACAGATTAAATAATACTTCACCTTCATTTTTTGATTTTTATTATCAAACAACACAAGTTGGATATATAACAACAAACGGTACTGATATATTTTATGCCAATACATCAGATTACAGATTAAAAGAAGATTTAAAATCTTTTGATGGCATGAGTTTGTTAAAACAAATTCAAGTGTATGATTTTAAATGGAAAGAAAGTGATAATAGGATGTATGGTGTTGTTGCACACGAGCTTCAAGAAGTAGTTCCGCAAGCTGTTGTAGGTGAGAAAGACAAAGAAAAATTACAAGCTGTAGATTACAGTAAGTTAGTTCCTGTATTGATAAAATCAATTCAAGAATTAGAAGCTAGAATTAAAGAATTAGAAAACAATTAATATGAGTTTAGTTATAAGTAATACACAGTATATAAACGGTTTAGATTTGTGGGATGCATCCATAAACCCGTTGCCTGTTTTAGATTATGAAAATCTGAGTTACGAAGAAAAAGATACAGGAAGATTTTATTGTACCGATGATGATGCAATAAAACAAATGACCGCATGTTTTGATACTAATGTGATTGATACTAAAATAACAGAGCCTTATAAAATTTATGTGGAGATACAAAAAAACTTACCTAATTTTGAATTAATACCTCATTTTGATAATGAAAATATGTTGGGTGTTATTATTATAAATTTAATTGATAGTGGTACATCTACAGAATTTTATGATGTTCAAGATGTAAAATTAAAACAAGCGCCTACATTTGTTTCAGATGGTATTATGTATTTAAATAATTGGGACTTCAAGCATGGATACAAAAATGAATCAACAAAGGATAGGTATATAGCTTTGTGTATAATTAGTAAATAATTTAGTTATATTTGTGTAAAATATAATATTATGGCAAACACATATTCTTGGACAATTAATCAAATGAATGCACACATCAAATCTGATGGTGAAAACAATGTAATATACACTGTGCATTGGTCTTATACTGCGCTCTCAAGTGTAGAAATGCCTGCTGGCGGTGCTCATTATTCAGCTTCTAGTGTAGGAGCACAAGGGTTTGTTTATGTGAAAGGTGATCCTTTTGTTCCATATAAAAACACAGAAGCATTTGAAAATGTAGTTATTGGATGGCTAGAAACAGCAATTGATGTTGATGCTATGAAAAAATCTTTAGATGAAAATATAGACTCTCAAATTCATCCAGTAAATGAAGACTTATATTTTTCTTGGCAAAAACCACCTATTGAAGAATAATATTATTTTACTATATTTGTTTTTTATAACTTAAATTAAATTAAATACAATGGCAAAAAAAATTACAGAAGAAGAATTAAAAAGACTTCAAGGCATGAATGCTGAGTTTACAAAAACTAAACTAGCACTCGCAGATTCATTACTTCAACAAGAAGCATTAATGTTACAAATGAAAGATTTAAGATCTGCATTTAAAGTTGATGAAAAAAATCTAATGGAGGCTTACGGAAAAGATGTTTCTATAGATTTAGCAACTGGAGAAATAAAAGAAAACATAGAAGAGGCACAAACTGTACAAGAATAAAAAATGGCAAGAATAAGTAACACTAGCGTTTATCCAAATATTAATCCTGTATTATCAGATTACTTTGTGTTGACTGATGCTAATGATGACTTAGCTACTAAAACTTGTACACTAGAGTCTTTACAACAACTTTATAATGTTGATGTAATTTCTCAGTCTATAACAGTTTCACCACTTTACTTAAGTGTTTTAGCAACTCAAGATTTTGAAATACTTCCTGCACCAGGTTCTGCATATGTATATGACATACAAAGAATTGTTGTTTTTATGGATCCAGGCTCAACAGTGTATGATTTTGCAACAGCTACTCCTAGTTTTGATATGGGATCAGTATCACTCAATGACATTCCACTAACCACTATCAATTCTTCAACAGATGTTGTCGAAGTAATTTATACTGGAGGCACAAATCAGTTACCAACTAATACTTCGGTGGTTTTGTCTAATACTGGTAGCAACCCTACACAAGGTAATGGAACTTTATATGTTAATATTTCTTACAGAAAATTAAAGTTAAATTCAACTTTCTAGACAAATGGACATTCGTAAGATTTCCATAGGAGCAGATTACAAGTCTGGTGCAATGCATTATATTGTAGGGCAGAATGTTTTAGGGGGTTCATATATTATTCATTTAATTCAACACGATGCAAATTCTAATTCATTTAAAATATGGATTGAAAAAAATCAAGAATTAATTATGTGGAAAGAATTTAAAACAACAATGCCTATTTCTGTTGAATATAATTTAAATTTTTAATGCAGTCCCCACATTCTTTTATTGTTCGACCTGTAAATGGGAGAAGGTATGATAATATAAAAAAAATAGGTGACATTGATTTTATAACTAGTGTTTCAAAAGAAGACCACAAAACATCTAACCGACAAGCTGAAGTTGTTTCTACACCATTGAATTATTCTGGAGACATTGAAAAAGGTGATATTTTATTAGTTCATCACAATGTTTTTAAATTTTATTTTGACATGAAGGGTAGAGAAAAAAGTGGTAAAAGTTTTTTTAAAGATGATTTATTCTTTATTGACAATGATCAGTTTTTTTTATACAACAAAAAAGGTAAATGGCATGGTCATGATAAATATTGTTTTGTAAAACCTATTCCAAAAAAAGATTATTACCTTAAAGGTTTAAATACTAATGAAGAGCCCTTACATGGTGTAATAAAATACACAAATAAACAATTAGAACAATTAGGAATTAATGAGGGAGATGAAGTATGCTTTACTCCAGACAGTGAATATGAGTTTTATGTTGATAGTGAAAAATTATATCGTATGTTTACAAATAACATAACACTTGCTTTATAATGGATATAAAAAAAATAAAAGAAGAAATAATAAAAGCTGGTGAAAAAGCAGTTATACAATTAATTAAAGTAGCAAAAGAAGATATTATTAAATACGATAAAGATGATGAGTTAGCGGCTGACAGATTGAAAAATGCAGCAGCTACAAAAAAACTTGCTATCTTTGATGCATTCGAGATATTAAAAAGAATTGAAGATGAAAAGCAATTAATAGATGGGAATGATATAGTTAAAAATAATACACCAAAGGGATTTGCAGAATCAAGATCAAAATAGCTTATTTAAAAAACTATATAAAATAGTGCCTAACAATGTTATGGCCACTAAAAATAGAGCTCGTACATGGTTATATGGTTATAATGAAAAATATAATTTTGTTGTTATTTCTAAAACTGGTCAAATAGAAGAAATAATAAATATAAATGGCTTAAATATAGCCTTACCAAAGCCTCCCGCGCGCGTGTACGCGAAGAGTAAAAAAAATTCAGAACAATACTGGGAGCCACATATTTTACCTAAAGACTTAAAAAAAATACAATCTATATTTCAATGGCACGATACACCACCTCAATTTAAAAATAAATGGGTTGAGTATATCGAAAAAGAGTTTGATAAAAGAGATGAGGGGGATTGGTTTATGAATAATGGAATGCCTACATATATCACAGGCACACACTACATGTATTTACAATGGACTAAAATTGATGTTGGTCATCCAGATTTTAGAGAAGCTAATCGTTTGTTTTATATTTTTTGGGAAGCCTGTAAAGCTGACAAAAGAAGTTTTGGGATGTGTTATTTAAAAATAAGACGTTCTGGGTTTTCTTTTATGAGTTCATGTGAGGGTGTTAACACTGCAACAATTACTAAAGATTCTAGAATAGGGATATTATCTAAAACTGGTGCAGATGCAAAAAAAATGTTTACTGATAAAATTGTTCCTATATCTAATAACTATCCTTTCTTTTTTAAACCCATACAAGATGGTATGGATAAACCAAAAACAGAATTAGCATATAGAGTTCCTGCTTCTAAGATTACAAAAAAAAATATGTATTTAGTTGATGAGCAAGAGCTTGAAGGATTAGATACAACAATTGACTGGAAGAATACTTCGGACAACAGTTATGATGGTGAAAAGTTACAACTTTTATTACATGATGAAAGTGGAAAATGGGAACGCCCAGAAAATATATTAAATAACTGGAGGGTTACAAAAACTTGTTTACGATTAGGAAGTAAAGTTATTGGAAAGTGCATGATGGGTTCTACTTCTAATGCACTAGATAAAGGAGGAAAAAATTTTAAATCTTTGTTTGAAGACTCTGAGTGTATAAATAGAAATTCAAATGGGCAAACAAAAAGTGGTTTATATAATTTATTTGTTCCTATGGAATGGAATATGGAAGGGTTTATAGATGTGTATGGAATGCCTGTGTTTAAAAACCCAGTTAAACCTATTAAAGGAATAGATGGTGAAATGATAACACAAGGTGCTATTGATTATTGGGAAAATGAGGTAGAGTCTTTGAAGAGTGATCCAGATGCTTTAAATGAATTTTATAGACAATTTCCTAGATCAGAGTCACATGCATTTAGAGATGAAAGCAAACAATCACTATTTAATTTAACAAAAATATATCAACAAATAGATTACAACGATTCTTTAATTATGCAACATCATGTAACCCAAGGAGGGTTTCATTGGAAAGATGGTATAAAAGATTCTAAGGTAATATGGAGCCCAAATAAAAGAGGAAGATTTTTTGTAACTTACATTCCAAAGGCTTCGCTTCAAAATAATGTTATTGAAAGAGGTGGACAAAAAAGACCAGGCAATGAACATCTTGGCTCTTTTGGGTGTGACTCTTATGACATTTCTGGTGTAGTTGTTGGGAAAGGTTCTAATGGATCATTACATGGGTTGACTAAATTTAATATGGATGACGCACCTAGTAATGAATTTTTTCTTGAATATATAGCCAGACCTCAAACAGCAGAAATATTTTTTGAAGAAGTCTTGATGGCTTGTGTTTTTTATGGGATGCCTATTTTGTGTGAAAATAATAAACCACGTTTATTGTATCATTTTAAAAATAGAGGATATAGAGGTTATTGTTTAAATAGACCAGATAAAAAATACAATAAGTTATCTAAAACTGAAAAAGAACTTGGGGGTATTCCTAATAGTTCTGAAGATGTAAAACAGTCACATGCATCTGCAATTGAATCTTATATAGAAAAACATATAGGACTTGATTTAGATGAAACTTATAGAGATAAAGATATTATGGGTAGTATGTATTTTCAACGAACTCTTGAAGATTGGGCAAAATTTGATATTAATAATAGAACACGATTTGATGCAGCTATAAGTTCTGGATTAGCAATCATGTCTAATCAGAAGCACCTATATACACCAATTCAAAAACAATCAAAAATAAGCATTAACTTTGCAAGATATAATAACAAGAGTTCAGTTAGTCAATTACTTAAAAGATGAAAGACGTTACAATCAACATACAATCCGCTGCTTTTCCTGATCAATTTGTTTCTGATGCTACAAAAGATACTGTAGAATATGGGTTACAGATAGGACAAGCAATACAATACGAATGGTTTAGAAGAGATAATGGCTCATGTAGATTTTATGATCAATGGGGTGAATTCATGCGCCTGCGTATGTACGCACGCGGGGAACAATCCGTTGCTAAATATAAAAATGAACTTGCTGTAGATGGAGATTTATCTTATTTAAATTTAGACTGGACACCAGTACCCATTATACCAAAGTTTGTTGATGTTGTTGTTAATGGTATGTCTGACAGATTATTTAAAGTAAAGGCATATGCTGAAGATGCAATGTCAGCTGAAAAAAGAAATGAATTTCAAAAACAAATAGAAGGTGAAGTAATTGCAAAGCCATTATTTGAACAAATAGAACAAGAGTTTGGTGTTAATGTATTTCAAACCAACCCTGAAGAGTTGCCAGAAAATGATGCAGAAATGGAGTTATACATGAATATGAAGTATAAACCTGCAATAGAAATAGCACAAGAAGTTGCGATAGATACATTGTTTTCTGAAAATCATTATAATGACATTAGAGGAAGAGTAGACTATGATTTAACTACATTAGGAATTGGTATAACCAAACATGAATTTTTATCTGGTGAAGGTGTAAAAATTAATTATGTTGATCCAGCTAATGTTGTTTATAGTTACACTGAAGATCCATATTTTAAAGACTGTTTTTATTGGGGAGAAATTAAAACTGTACCAATGACAGAGCTTATTAAAATTGATCCATCGCTTACTGATGCTGATCTAAATGAAATAGCAAAGTATAGCCAGTCTTGGTATAATTATTTTAACACATCTCAGTTTTATGAAAACAGTATGTTTTATAGAGATACAGCGACATTATTGTATTTCAATTATAAAACCACACATTCTTTTGTTTATAAAAGAAAAAAACTAACTGATGGCTCGTATAAAACTGTGGAAAAAGATGATCAATTTAATCCTCCACAAGAAATGATGGATGAGGGTAAATTTGAAAAAGTAGAAAAAAGAATAGATGTATGGTATAGTGGTGTTAT